GAGCGACTACGCCAAAACCAAAATTTTATAGATAAGTTAGAGGCACTATGAGCAATATAAGTCAGCACTCAACAACGGCGTCCAGTAACAATTCGGCAGCTCCGAATGGCGCGCCCGAGGGCATGTCGCCTAGTGGCGTCAATGATGTCATTCGCGAAAATATGGCGGCTGGCGCTCGAGTTTACCAGGACCAAAAAGGTGCCCTGGTAACTTCAGGAAGTGCAACCGCATACACTTTAACAACTAATAACACCCACGCGCAGCTCGGCGATATAGGGCTCACAGTGTGTCGCATTCACACCGCAAACACCGGCTCAGCGACATTGGCAGTCGACAGTCTGACAGCAAAACCCATGAAAATGGAAGGAGCTGCACTGGCCGCTGGTGATTTGCCTGCTGATGTGATGATCGCGTTTGTATACAACTCGACGTCCGATTGCTTCGATGTGTTAAGTGTTGCGAAAGTAATAGTAAATTACAGCGCCAGCTCTTCGACGGTTCCCAGCGCTTCCGATCTTGTCCAGGGCGAATTATTTCTCAACACAGCCGACAAAAGACTTTTTAGTAAAACCTCGAGCGCCGTCATTGAGGTCGGTATATCGCCAACATCTTTGACAACAGGCACGTTAGACGTTTCTGGCGCTGCCAACTTTACCAGTTCACTTACAGCGAACTCTTCTCTAAGTAGTAGCAATGCCGTCATTACAGGCGGTACTGTGAATGGTGTCGTGATCGGCGGTTCTAGTGCGCAGGCGATCACCGGCACGTTAATTACTGCTACGACTAATTTCTCTGGATCCCTGGTCGGAAATGTAACTGGCAACCTTACAGGCAACGTCACGGGCAATGTGACAGGTGATTTGACTGGAAACGTCACTGCCAGCAGCGGGTCCAGCACTTTCAACGACATGACCATCAACGGGACTTTGTCTTTTAGTTCGACAGAACTCACAGGTCTTGCCACGCCAACTGCATCAAGCTCTGCGGCAACTAAAGGCTACGTTGATACTGAAATAACAAATCTGGTCGGCGGTGCTCCTGGCGCGCTCGATACGCTAAACGAATTAGCCGCAGCTCTTAATGACGATGCAGCATTCAACACCACGGTAACAAATTCAATTGCAGAAAAACTGCCATTAGCGGGCGGCACAATGAGTGGCGCGATCGCAATGGGGACCAATAAGATTACTGGGCTAGATAGCGGCACGGCCACGGGTGATGCAGTAAACAAAGGACAGCTCGATGCGAAACTAAATCTGTCAGGCGGCACCATGACTGGCAATATTGTTTTGGGGTCGAATTCCATTACCTCGACAGCAACGCCATCTTCCGCCGATGAGCTGACCAGGAAAGGATATGTTGACGGTATCCTGGGCAGTTCGACTGCTGCAGCTACATCCGCTGCCGCTGCTGCTACAAGCGCATCGAATGCGGCGACCAGTGAGACAAATGCGGCATCCAGCGCCACTTCGGCGGCTGCAAGCGCGACCTCTGCAGCGGCATCGTATGATTCTTTTGACGATAGATACCTGGGCGCCAAGTCATCCCCGCCCAGTGTGGATAATGATGGCGATGCATTAGTTACTGGCGCTCTGTATTTCGACACGACCGCAAATGAAATGCGCGTGTATAACGGCTCATCATTTGTCGCTGCAGGAAGTGCAATCAACGGCACAAGCTCGCGGCAAACCTATACGGCAACAGCCGGTCAGACTACGTTTGCTATTACTTACGACGTCGGTTTTGTTGATGTTTACCTAAACGGTGTCAAGCTGCTAGCGTCAACCGACTTCACGGCAACGTCAGGAACTAATGTTGTTTTAGCCAGCGGCGCGGCGGCTGGTGACATTGTAGATATGGTCGCATTTGGCGCTTTTAGTGTTGCAAATGTTTATACGCAAGCAGCGTCGGATGCTAGATACACTCAAATATCAAATAACCTTTCCGATCTCAACAATGCTGGCACAGCTAGGACAAATCTCGGTCTTGGCACAATCGCGACTGCGGCGACTTCTGATTACGCTGCAACTTCAAACAATTTAAGCGATCTAGCGAGTGCTTCAACAGCCAGGACAAACTTAGGTCTTGCCATAGGGTCAAACGTGCAAGCGTATGACTCAAATCTGACTTCGTTTCTTACTGCCCTGGATCTCCCAACATCTGACGGAAGCAATGGTCAGGCAATCGTAACAAACGGTTCTGGTACACTCAGTTTTGCGGATACGAGTGGTAAAGTCTTTGGTACTCCAACTAATACAACGCCAGCACAAGGAGCGACTGCCGTTGCGCTAAGACCAACTCTTACAGCAAGCGCTTTTATTAATTTAGATGGTCTTACGATGGCAGCGGCGCAGTGGCAAATATCTACGGCGTCTGATTTTAGTTCTACTGTTGTAAGCAGTGGTGATGTAGCGGGAACATCTACGTCTTTCACAGTTAGCTCATCTGATGTTCTCGCAGCAGAAACTGTGCATTACTGGCGAGTGCGCTACAAAGATTCTGCGGGTAATTATTCTGATTACAGCACAGGTACATCGTTTACCACTGGTGTAGCGGCGGGACAACAGGCTTACACATCGGCAGGAACATACAGTTGGACTGCACCAGCAGGTGTAAGTTCTGTTTGCGTAGTAGTAGTCGGTGCAGGTGGATCAGGTAGGAAAGACCACGATTCTTGCGGCGGTGGCGGTGGCGCTTTGGCTTATAAAAATAATATTTCAGTGACTCCTGGTTCTAGTTATACAGTCGTCGTTGGATCACCAGGAGCCAGCATAACATCTGTAGGGAACGGCCAAGATGGTGGCAATAGTTATTTTATAAACACAAGCACTTGTTATGCGCAGGGTGGGCGTAAAGGAACGCAAAACTCAACCGCTGCTACAAGTGGCAAAGTGGGTGATGGAGGCGGAGAAGGCGGCGGAAGCTCAGATAACAGAGGTGGCGCGTGTGGTGCAGCAGGTTACAGCGGAAATGGCGGTAACAGTGCATATAGCAACACACAACCAGGTGCTGCGCCTAGCGGTGGTGGCGGGAGTGCAGCATACAACTTTGACCAGCAAGGATCACATGGAGGTGGTGGTGTAGGAATATTAGGTGAAGGTACATCTGGAGCTGCGCCTGGGACAAATACTAATGATGGTAATGGTAGAGGCGGTAGCGGTGGTGCTGATGGTGGATTTGCAACAAGCGGTGGCGGATATTTTAATGCAGGGACAAAAGGTGATGGCGGGGATTATGGCGGCGGTGGCGGCAGAGGAACCACTGTCAGTAGTTATCAGACAAACAGTGGCGCAGGAGGAAAAGGTGCGGTTAGGATAATTTGGGGTAATGGCAGATCATTCCCCTCAACAAATACGGCAGATGTGTAATGTATCTTGTAAAAATAGAAGATGGCGCAGCAGTAACTTATCCAATTCCTGAGCAGAATGTGCGAGATTGTGAACCCATGTTTCACGGGCAAATGATAACTCCAGAGCTGGCGGGGCAGTATGGCTACGGCATCTATGAGGCAGGCGTTAAGCCAAATGAACAAAAATACAAAAGAATAGAGCCTGGAGAAATAACGCAGCGTGAAGACCTGATATGGGTACAGCAATGGGTGACACGCGATGCAACTGACGAGGAAAAGGCAGAGGAAGATGCCTGGATGTCAGGCGAAATGCGCGCACAAAGAGACACTCGATTGAGATGGGATGTGGACTCCATGAATCCAATTAGGTGGGCGACACTTACCACTGAGCAACAGACTGCAATGACCAACTACCGTCAGCAGCTACTTGATGTCCCATTACAAGAGGGATTCCCGTGGGAAATCGCGTGGCCCGAAAAGCCAGAGGTATAAGATGAGCAGAGCAAGAGATATTAGTGATAGTGGGTCTGTTATAAATATATTAGACGGAGCTTCGCCTGGCACAATCGTAAACTCAAAAGCAGTGGCGTATGGTTCATCAGGTGAGGTCAACGCAACAACTTTACAGTTAAGTGGCGTCGATTTACAAACACAATTGGACGCTAAGGCGTCTACAGGAAAAGCCATTGCAATGGCTATAGTCTTCGGAGGCTAAAAAATGGCTGCACCAAATATAGTAAATGTTGCCACGATTACAGGTAAACTCGCTGTCCAAGCAATAGGCACATCACCGACAGCAATCGTCAGCAATTCTTCGTCAAGCAATAAGGTATTCAAAGTAAATGCTCTTTATATCAGCAACGTGGATGGGACAGCTTCTGCAACTGTAAACGTTGACGTTTTTAGATCATCTACGGCATATCACTTGGCAAAGACTGTTCTAATACCAGCAGACTCTTCACTCGATGTGCTGACAAAATCGATCTATTTGGAAGAGGGTGACTCACTCAGACTGACAGCAAGTGCTGCCTCGGACTTAGAAGGTGTGTGTTCGTATGAGGAAATTAGCTGATGACCGCTGATGTTACTTTAACAGTCACAGTCGCTGGCGGTAAATTTCTAATCGATGGTGTTTCGCAAGCGACCGTTGATGTTTCGAGATGTATTACTTATAGGTTTGATCAAAGCGACTCCTCAAACAGCGGCCATCCTTTGCGTCTTTCGCTTACTTCAAATGGCACTCATGCTGGTGGCTCAGAGTATACTGAAAGAGTAACAATCAGTGGCACACCAGGCTCTTCTGGGGCATATACAGAAATTGAAATATCTGCAAAGCGAGACATTTACTATTACTGTTCAAACCACAGCAATATGGGAGGTGTAGTCAGGTTCAATTTTCAAAATATACTAAATTATCCCAGAAAGTTTTTGTCGAATAATGAAATAAGAAATTTATTGAGGACAAATGACTACGGCAGTCTTTTGCCACTATCCGCAATAAATGTAGCAAGCACTAACGAGATCACTACAGCAACGGTCACATATACTGCGAGCGCAACTGCGACTTCTTATGGCGTATATTATTCTACTTCTCCTGGTGTAACTACTTCTGACACACTAATTTCAGGTGGCTCATCCTCAACGTCACTTACTGGGTTGAGTGCAAACACAACTTACTACGTCCGTGTTGCGATGATAAATAGTAATGGCACTACCTTAACTGAATCTGACATATCATTTACGACTTATCCCAGCGGTACAACCATCCTTAACGCGGGAACTACCACAACATACACTTCTTCCATGAGCAACTACGCGGTCGTTGCATTACCTGTCGGTAAAAGCGTAGAAATCCACGTTTCAGGCGGTGGTGGCGGTGGCGGTGGACACTGGAACCACAGCGGCATAGCAGGAGCGCAAGGCGGCAAAGCGGCTATTAGCTTTACGAGTAACGGCGAAATATTGAAATATACTGTTGGAGGGGGTGGCACAGCCAGTGGTGGTAATTCAGTTAATGCATATCAACAAGCTGGTGGTGGCGGTGGAGCCAGCGCAGTTCTTTTAAATTCTAACAATTCAGTGATTATTGTCGCTGGTGGTGGTGGTGGGGCATCGAGTGCATGGAACAATTCTCCTACGACTCCTGGCGCTGGTGGAGTGGTGACTTCAGGAAACAACAAAGCTGATGGTGGTGTGCCGAGCCCAAACTATGATAATCAAACTTCAGCGGCAACTGACGGAGTCCCAGGATCAAATAGCCGCAACAGCAACATAGACGGGTACGCCACGGAGGGTGGTTACGGTGTAGGCCAGAACAGTGACAACCCAAACAATCACGGTGATGGCAGCGTGTCGGGATATGGACAAGGAGGTGGAACATACGGTTCATACTATGGCACTGGTGGCGGCGGCGGTGGCGGCTATAAAGGCGGTGCTGGCGGGGTCTATTGGCAGTCTGGTGGGGGCGGTTCTAGTTACATTGATAGTTCGTACACATCCATCACTTCATCGGCAACGCCAGGATCTGGAGGTGCTGGCGGAGCATCATATGGTTCTAAAGGTAGCGCGGGTACAGCGGGACAAGTTAAGTTTATTATCGGAAGTTAGTTGATATGGCAGAAGCAACGCAAGATCACAAAGATGCTCAAAAGGCTGCAAATGTTGAAGATTGGCAGGAAAAATATAGTGCATTGACCGTCACGGTAAACGGCGCAACATATCAGGCAGACAGTGAGTCCATCAGCCAAATGACCAAAAATTCTGCTTTGACGGTATTGCCCGATGGGTTTTATTGGTTAGATAGTTCTAACAATAAAGTCACGGTAGACAAAAATGGATTACAAGCAATTCTCGATTCAGCATTGGCAGCAAGATATGAGCTGTTTGCAGGACTGCAAACCCGAAAGGCTGCAATACAAGCAGCAACCACAATTGAAGAGCTTGAGTCCTTAATTGGATAAGTGAAGATGAATTATGAAGCGTTTACTGGTTCTAGCAATAAGCTGTTTTTTTGCTATACCGTTGTTTGCGCAAACGCAGACAGAAATTACAACGACCGCGACAAGCTCCAGCAGCTCAAGCAACGTCAACACAAATAACAACAACACTATATACACAGGGACGTCGACGTCGACCAACAATAACAACAACAACAGCGTTATTAACACCACGACAGATTCTACGAGTCTCAATACAAACGTAAACTCGATGGACTACAACGGTCTAATCGAAAACATAAACACCAGCACAAACAACAACACAAATACCAACATCAACAACACAATTTCAACGAGCACGATCAACAACAACAACGTGACGAGCAGCTCGAGCACATCTGACTCAACATCGACAAGTTTTACAACGACTAATTCTGTCAGCGATATTACAGCGCTTAATAACAACGTAAATAATTCCAATTCTGTATCTGACTCGACCCAACGGGTCACGCAAAAAATTGAGTCTCCGCCGCCCTCGGCGATCGCTCCTGCATTGTCTAGTTCGTACTCGCAAGATTTGTGTGTGTCAGCCGTGTCGGGCGCTGTTTCGACACAAATACTTGGGCTAAGCACTGGCAGGCATGTGCGGGATCAGAACTGCGAAAGAATAAAACTGGGTAAAACTCTCTACGACATGGGCATGCGGGTCGCGGCTGTTTCTTTAATGTGCCAGGACTATCGCGTTTGGAGCAGCATGATGAGTGCGGGCACTCCATGCCCCTACGATGGCAAGATCGGCGATGAGGCCAGGGCGCTTTGGGAGGCAAACCCAGATCGGATCCCTGAAAGAGATCGCAGAGTTAAATGAAGAAACTTTTTTTTCTAGTTCTACTTCCAGGACAGATTCTCGCTGACGCCTTAGACCCAACGGGAATGACCCAGGTAATGTCCGGAGTCGACGACAAGGCGGTGAGCATAGAAATGGGTCACACGTTTCCCTGGCTCGATCAGGTCTTTACACATGCCTGGATGAGCACCAACGGTTTTGTCCTGATGTACAACCCCACAACAGGCGTCGGGCTGCAATCAGCCCCCCCTGGTGGATTTTGCTGCGACGGATATACACACGCCACAGGCATGCCGACGTATATGCCCAGGGTGCATGGCATAGGCAGCTTTTCTTACATGCTCGCTCCGCTTTGGACCGATCTTGACGACACTAGCAATGACTCTGATGCTGGCTATTTCTATAAAACAGACTCAGACTCGACAAGTTTCCTATGGCACAAAGTTCGAGAATACGCGACAAGCAACGAAAACACTTTCGGTCTTACCCTGGACCGCACCGGCGGATTTAAATTCCAATACGAGCAAGTAAACGTATCGTTGCACCATAAAGCATTTGTTGGTTGGTATGGTGGGCCTAATTTTCCAAATGGCGATGGTTACGGCGGCTCCTGGACCCAAGAGTGGGAGATGAATGGGTTCACGACTAATGACGTTATGAATTATGGCGGCGATACGCAATTTTCCCTGGATGGTGACGTTGCTAGTCTAATCATGTCTGCATCGACCTTAAACGCACAGCAGGGAGGTGCAGCTCAGCCGGCAGCTCCGCCAACTTATGCAGAGCAGGTGGCTGACACTGTTTTTGGCGACAGTGCAGATGATTTTTTATATTTAGATCAGCCCGACGCAACTGGACGACCGCGCATCCTGGCGCAGATCGAGCAGCAGGTCTACCAGGACACCGAGCAAGAAATGCAGATGTTTGGCGGGCCAGATATATTCTCTCGCGAAGGGCCCCAGGGAGCCCCCAGGGTCCAGGAACAGCAAGCAGAACAAACTGTAGAGGCTGAGCAAGCGATAGTCGCAGAGCCTGCCAGGAGAGCTGAGAGAGCCCCTGTTGTGGAAGCTGTGGTTGAAACCGAAGCTGTGACTCGCCCTGCTGTGGTCCAGGTAAGAGCCGCGCCTGCTGTCGAAGCCGAAGCAACGGCGAAAGAGAGGCTCGCCGAGCCGGTTGAAAAAGCAGAGGCCCAGGCTGAAGCTGTGGCAGAAAAAGCCGTTGTTGCGACCCGACCAGCCGTTGATGTTATCGGTCTCGCAATTTCTTTAGCAGATCAGTCGATGCGACAGGCCCAAGCCAGCGCGCCAGGTGCATCTAGCTTTGCCGCAGAGCCTGTCACAGTTATGACCCAGAATATACAGCAAGCAATCAGCACTCAATCTGCAGACCAGGCAACAAATGGTTTATCGGTCGAGAATCTTGCACCGCCGGCGCAAGTACAGTTCGAGCAAAATTTTAATGACGCGATTGCAACCGGCCAGACGATCGGACAATTTCTGTCCGCACAATTGCCCGACTTCAGCCAATTTGATGTGACGCCGCCAGATGCCAGTGAGCAACGTACCGTGGATCGAGCTGCCCAACAACTAGAAACCATGAGCCAGGGAGATATCGACGCGAACCTCGAGGATCAACTGGACACGATATCAGATACAGGCGGTTTTACCGATCAAAGCCTGGCTGTCTTTCTTCTGAGCAACAATCCAGACTTTAATCAGTATAACGCTGTTACGATTAGCGACCGAGATCAATTCTATGAGCGAACGCAGGTTTATCGTGGGAATCAACCCCAGGTCGATCCCAGGGCGCTCCTGCGAATTACAGGGACCACTGGATACGACGCATTGGTAGACTTGCAATGGCAGAGGTAGAGTTCGGCGAGTTAAAGGTAAGCGGCGGCAAGCTGCTGCTAGTGATCCCTTTCCTGGGCAGCATTGGAGCTGCACTCTGGGGAGGATTTGAGCTATATCAGCGACTGCTTACGGCTGAAGAAGCTATTGTTTCTTATGTGTCTCCTGATTTTAGCTCCTATGACGAGGAGCTGGCGGTGCTCAACACCAAGCTCGACGGCGCAGAGGTTTTAATAGACACCGTCAAACGGGCTATTGACCAGGACATAGTCGATCTAAGCGACCAAATTGACAGACTCCAGGCCAACATCGACATTGTTGAGCGGGTTGCTCGAGACACTGATGACGCCGTTGCAATCGCTACCAGGGAGCTTCGAGATGATGTTTATGCATTGGAAGAGCGGGTCAATGACAGCCTACGAGATATCGATAACGAGCTAAGAACAATGAGGGACGACCTGCAGGAGCGTATCGAAAAGATCCTCCAGAACCCCCTAAATGTAAGTGAGGAATGAGATGCGAATTGACCCAGTGCTTTTAAAAATGGCAGCGACCTGGTCCCAAAAGGCGTATGAAGATGACGTCAAAGATGCGATAAAAATTGAGAACAAATGGACCAGTGCGACTGCTTACATTGCGAAACGTAAAAGCATTGATGTGATAGCTTTTCGAGGCACCGAATCTGGACTCGATGTTTTGACAGATATAAATGTGATACCCGTACCCTATGCTGGCCGATTGTGCCACGGCGGCTTTGTTTTTCAGCATGCATCCATATGGAAACAGATACTCAAGCACATGGATCCCCGTAAGCGCACACTGTTTACCGGACATAGTCTCGGGGGGGCGCTGGCTGAGCTGAGCGCAGCCAAGACCTGGAAGCAACACAAAAACATAAATCTTGTTTGCTGGGGGAAGCCAAACTGCTTCTTCAAAGGTTTCAAACAACCAATGGATCT